GCAGGTCAAACGCAAAGCAGCCCTGCGGCTCCAAGAGCTGGTAGACCCGGCCCTAAAAGTGCTCGCCCGCGAAATGGTGAGCGCCGAAAAATCAAGCGACAGGCTACGCGCCGTAGAAAATGTTCTAGACAGGGCCGGTATAACCAGAAAGCAGGATCAGGTGGACGAGACGACGGCGCAGGAGATTCTGATAGCTAAGCTGCAGCAAATGACCGGACAATAAAACGCGGGGGCGGGTGGGGTGCATGGACTTCCTGAAAATGGTGGCCGCCTACCCGCCCGAGCTGGTAGCGGAGGCCGTAGCATCCCTACCCGATCACGTGGCGCAGAAGCTACTAGAATCCATCACCACATCATCCGGTAAACCCGTATACGGCACGCCCGGGGAGCTGGCGGCCGCACTAGACGAGAGGACAGTGCAGACACCGGCGCTAGACCTGATCGACCAGAAGCTAGTAGAGGCGTTCAACACACCGGATTCGCGGCTAATCATCAGCATGCCACCGCAGGAGGGTAAATCGCAGCGCGCCTCCCGCCGGTTCGTAGAGTGGGTGCTCACGCAGAGGCCGGACACGCGGGTAATCATCGCATCCTACCAGCAGGAGATAGCCACGGAGTGGGGTGGGGTTATTCGTGATGATATACGCGATAACGCGGCGAAACTAGGCATACGTGTGCGCCCCGGCTCGTCCTCAAAGCAGTTCTGGAAGCTGGACGGGCACGAGGGGAGCGTGTTCTGCGCGGGCGTAGGCGGCGCAATGACCGGTAAACCGGCTGATCTGCTGATTATCGACGACCCGGTGCGCGGTCACAAAGATGCCTCCTCACCCACCATTCAAAAGGATCAATGGAACTGGTGGACGGGCACCGCCGCCGCGCGTCTCGCACCAGGTGCCCCCGTGATTCTGATCCTCACCAGGTGGCACGATAACGACCTGGCGGGGATACTCATGCGGGAAAACCCCGGCGAATGGGAGTTCTTGCGCATACCCGCGCAGGCAGACCATAAGCCGGAGGCCGGGGAGGAAGACCCGCTAGGGCGGGAACCCGGCGAGTTCATGGTGTCCGCACGCGGCCGCACACAAAAGAACTGGGAGAAGCGCAAGCGGGAGGCGGGGCCGAAATCATGGGCCGCCCTATACCAGGGCACGCCGTCACCCGACGAAGGCGGTATTTTCCCCGGTACGTGGGCGCGCTACAGCAACCCAATCTGGGTTGAAGGGCATGACGGTGAGCGGGTAATCCACGGCATCGGCCCAGAGGACGAAATCATCCAATCCTGGGATCTGGCGTTTAAGGGAACAGACCAATCCGATTACGTGGTGGGCCAAGTCTGGTTACGCCGGGGTGCCCGCTGCTTCCTGCTGGATATGCGGCGTGAGCGGCTAACTTTCATGGAGACGCTAGACGCGATCAAGGCCATGTCCGCGAAATGGCCGCAGGCCGTAGCTAAATTCGTTGAGGACAAGGCGAACGGCCCGGCGGTCATCAACTCCCTGCGCGGGAAAGTCGCCGGGATAATCCCCGTCACACCCGACGGCGGTAAAGTCGTCCGCGCTAACGCCGTCTCGCCCCTAGCGCACTCTGGCGACATCATCCTGCCCGAGCCGCACCTACTACCTAATGTTGAAGAGCTAGTTGAGGAAGCGAAGCTATTCCCGAACGGGAAGCACGACGACGCGGTAGACGCCATGACACAGGCCGTGAACCAGCTAGGCATCAACCCCATCACCGGCGGGGACACGATAGAAGACGCCGAAGAATGGGGTGAGGACGGGTACAGCATCGGATTCTACTAACAGAGAGAGGGGGCGCCCTATGGGCCGCCTGCAAAGCATCATCGAATCGGCGCGCGAAACCATTACGGGCGCCTTCAACGGCCCGGCCCGTGAGCTAGAGGCCGCAACCGCGCAGCTCCGCGAATCATTCGCCACGATTGAAGGGATGATGGCGGAAGACGCCGGGTGGCGACGCCTCACCACCATAGGCAGCGAAGAGTTCACCCTAGCCGGTGTGAAGCGCAATAGCGACGTGTGCAGGCTAATGTCTGTGTCCGATCCGCTGGTGAAGCGTGGCGTGCATGTTCGCGCCGGGTACGTTTTCGGCGCGGGTGTGGGTGTTACCGCC